GAGGCTCTCTTTCAATTTGCATTCTGTTATTAGCTAATTTACTTTCTTCAACAGTAATCTTATCAAGAATTTCTTGAGCTTTTGTTACCTTGTCCCAGTCTTGTTCTTGATAGGCTCCTTTTAAAACAGTATTAGCTTGAGCTCTTTGAGACTTTAATCTATTTTCAGCTTCACCATAGTAGTTTTTATTTAACTCAGATGTGCTGGTTTTTAAATTTTCATTCTCTTCTTGTAAGCTTTTTGCATACTCGTAAGCAGATTGAGCGGCACGCTCTTGCTCACGCATTTTTTTGGTTAAGTTAGCAATACGCTTTTGAACATTTTTTGAATAGTTCTCTAGTTCGTCTTGCTCTTCATCCTTTTTAGTTTCCTCTTCGGGAACCTCTTCTACAGCGGCTTGCTCCTCTTGATCTTCCTCTGGAACATCAAGTTCTACAACCTCGCCTTCCTCAACCTCTTGTTCTGGAGCTTGATTATTTTCTTCTTCTAGCATGAGTCCTCCTCACGTTTACAGCGTGACGATATCATCGGGATCTTGAATGGTCGCGATAACTTCGTCGTCGTTAATAATACGGCATTCTGCATCATCGCCTAACTTAAAGCGAGCTCCAGCATACCGACCAATTAGCACCCATTGCTTCTCTTCACACCAAGGTGTGTCTCCAAATTTGTCTTTGTCTTTATAACAGAGCGGGCCCATTTTAATCACATACGCGACTACTGAGGCCAAAGCTTCTCTGTCAACTGATTCTTTTGTTAATACAATTCCACCCTTAGATACACCTCTGCCTCTGTAAGGAAGAATCAACATTCTCCATCCAGTAGGACTAGGCATTCTTTCTATTAAGGTTTTATCAACCAAGGTAGGATCTAAAACACGTTCTTCTGCGCTGACAAAAGCTTTGTCAACTTCAGATTTGTTTTCTTCTGCTTTTGTTTCTGCGGCTTTGTCGTTTTCTAATTCAGCTGCAATATGGTCAGGTACCAATACTTTGTTCTTCGTCATTTTCTTCTATCCTCTCTAGCAACTCCCTAAGTTCTTCCTCTACGTCAACGAGGGAATTGTAACGCCCACGTAGATATTGATAGTCGTCGAAAGATTGAACACCATTGAGTAATTGACTCTGGGTATCGTCTTTCTTCTCCTTTAGCCTTTTTTTTAATTGGTCAGCTACCCAAATCGTTGACATTAATAAATGCCAGAAAACTTACCGCCGAACTCAGCAGCGCCCATACCTCTAGCTTTGCCTTTACCCATTCCTGGCTTTGGCGAAGCGTCAGCAGAGAAAGTGCCTTCATTATTTTTAGAAGGGACAGTTCCTTTGTTGCTGTATGATAGTTTGTTTTTGTCTACTTTTATATTTTTAGCCATTTGTTTACCTAAATTGATCGAACTGTTTTAGACCGATATCAATCAATTTTAATTCTTTTTGTTGATCAAGTCTATCTTGAGTCGTATCGTCCTTCATTCTAGCAATATCTCGCTGGGCGTCAATACGTTCTCGGTCTATTTGATCTTGTCGGGATTTTTCCTCTGCACGCATTTGCTCTTTAACGGCAAATTGTTCTTTGTCTTGTTGCAACTCTTGACCTTTGAGTGCTAACTCTTGTTTTCTAATTGCTACCAACGGATCTTCTTGCGGCGGAGTTGCTACTTGCTGAGCAAACTGAGCCATTAGATCGGTCATTATTGGCGAGCTAAACTGCGCCAACAGTTCGTTGGCTTGTTGATTGAGCGCCGCCGCGTCAACAGGTGTGGATTGTTGGGCTTGTTGCTGCAATTGTTGATATTGCTGCATGGCCTCGGGCGGCATCTGTTGTTGCGCGATCAAGTCAGCTTTCATTTGTAAGTGCTGCATGATATGCGAATGTATGTTTGCTTGAATCTGAGCGTTCATTTGAACTGGTTGCATGTTCAACAAGTTAACGTGAGATGCAATATGAGCATCATGGTTTTGCTGAATAAATGCCTGCGCTGTTCCACCCATTAATAAGGTGCTGTTTTCCATTCCAGACTCAATCGGTTTAGGTTGAGTGTCTGGGGGTGGAATTAATAACGCATCAATATTGTCTGTTCCTAACGCAGCATACATTCTGCGATAAGCTTCATACATACCATTTGGACCATGAATCTGCGGATTGGATTGAACCAATTGCATCATTTCTTGAGCCATAATAATTCTTTGGCTGGTAGAGAATATGTCTGGGTTAGAGACAGGGAATACATCTACTCTATCGTCAAAGTCAGCCTGCTTAATTTCCATCTGTCCACCCGATACAGCATATGGATATGCTTCGGGTAAACTTTTGGCAAAAATATCTGCTAATAAATTAAACTCTTTCTTTTGGCCTGCATGCAAACGCTTATGAATCGCAGATAAAACCTTGGTAGATTTTTCTAACAAAGCAACCGTCGTTCCTACAGGTGCTTGCGAATTACCTTCGCCTACATTTATCTCAGCAATAGATGCAAATCGTTGGCCGCTTTGAACCAATAAGCCTAATAAAGAAAGTAAAGTTCCGCTTGGTTCTTTAAATGGCAAAGGTTGAATTGCGTCTCGCAAAGATCCTGCGGGTGCATCCACATCTCTAAACTCACCTGGTTGAATCGGAGAATCTTCGTCTCTAATTCTAATACCCCTAGTTTTAAAACCAGCTGGCAAGTTAGCCAAAGTACCAGCATCAATCAATTGTCTAACGATTGAAGTTGAGGCTTTGGATAAACCACCAATCATATGAGTTAAGCCAAATCCGTAGAAGCCTAAACCAGGCAAGAACTTGAAGTGAACGAAGTATTCGATTTTATTTTTCATCGGATCGTCTTCTTCAAAGTTTCTACGAATAGATAAAATGTTTTCGCTGTTGCTATCAATTGTTACGATGTAAGGCAACTTAACTTCTGTATACTCGCCCTCTTCATTTACATCTTCAAACCCTTCAAGGTCTAAATTACAATGAACTTCGTAAAGATTAGAAACTTCACCTGTATCGTAAGATGGTTCCATTCCTTCTAGCTTTTCTATTTCTTCTTTAACGCCAGATGCGTTTGATAGATCGCTGCCATCACTTACTCTTACGTCTCTATAAAAACCAATTGCTTGAAGTTTTTTAACTTCGTTTTCTGGCATCTTAATCACGTGAGTGATTCTTGGGCAAGATTCTAGATCGGTTGTATAGTAAGGAACAATTAAATCTTCGGGTGCAACAAACTTAGAAACAGGTCGTTGCAAAGTTTCATCGTAATAAACTTTCTTAAAAGCAGAGCCTGCTAAAGGCAAATAGAAAAGCATTTGATCTAGATCTTCGTCGTACTCTTCCATCACGTGAACTATTTGATAGTTCATAAATTCTTTAACACGTTGGGCTTGTTCTTCTACAGCTGAACTATATTCACCAACCACTTGAGTTTTAACTGGGCCTTGCGGGGGTAGTAATTCTTTGTAAGCCTGCGCTTGGAACTGAGTTACAGATTCGCCAAGCAACGGATGGATAACACCACTTGCACCCTCAAAAGGTTCAGACCTGCCATCATCAAACTTCATACCTAGATACTTGAGTCCATCGGTATAAGTTTTTTCCCAATCTTTTCTAGCAGACTTGTCGTTTTCTATCGCGGCTGTTAGCTCAATATAAATTTTACTTAGCTCATTTTGAGAAACAACTTCGGCTAGGTTTTCGCTAAAACCAACAGCCCCCATTTCTTCTTCCATCTCACCCAAAATAACTGAGCCATCGTCTTGAACTTGAATGCCCTCTTCTTCGTCTAAACCTTCTAAGATTTCAATAATTTCATTATCAATATCTTCGGTTGACCTTTCAGTTGTCATATCTTGCATGTCTTCTACTTCTTGAGCAGGATCGGGTGTTTGTCTTTCTATTGCCATTAGTAATAAACTCTCTGTCTAGGTTCGCGTTCTTCGTCTTCGTAATCACTATCTAAATTTACAAAACCGCCCTCGCGGAATCGCATCAACGCTTGAGTCATAGTATCACATAAATCATCGTGAGCTCCAAACGGAAATGATGCACATTCTTCAATCATATCCTCGGCAAATGCCATATTCGGAGCATACACCATACCAGACTCAAAGATGGGAGCAACCGAGTGCATTCTTGTTGTTTTATCATGACCTCTAGTCGGCGAGTAATTTACTACAGGTATGCCCATTCGTCTTAGCTCATGGGTAAGCGGCGTGCCACTTGCTTTGGCTTCAATCAAAACCATATCGGTTTCCCAGTATTGATACTCGCGCATCGCTATTTCTTTGAGTTCGGGGAAGTCCCACCTGCCTTTTTGACAATCCAATAACATGACGCAATCGGGCGAATCTTCGCTGGGTCTAAAAACGCCCCAAGTTGAGATAGCCGAAAAGTCAGCCGTTTCTTTTTTAGAAAACGCCGTATCATAAGACTGCATAATATATTGAACGGAGGGTAAAGAATCATGCTTCCATCTTTGCCACCAGTCTCGTTTGATAATCGAACCCTCTTCAGCGGTCGGCGTTTGCATCCATTGAGCATTCCACTTCATTCCAGGTAAAGACGCTTTAACTTTCTGCAATTCATCTAAAGCCCAATACTCGGGCCAAAGA